TAAAGAAGATTTCCAAATACTGTCGGCGCGTGACCATTGCAGACTTAGGCCGGGCATGTATTTAGGTTCAACCTCAAAAGAAAAAGTCGAAAGATTCATTAGCGGTCAGTGGGGCAATTATGAATACGTTCCTGCTATTATCAAAATGGTTGATGAAATCATTGATAATGCTATTGATGAAGCTATCCGTACAAACTATGAATACGCAAATCAAATCTCGGTCAACGTCAACGGAAATTCAATTGAAATTTCAGACAATGGCAGAGGTATTCCTCAAGCAGAAATCCTAACACCAGACGGAGATAAAATTCTTCAACCTGTCGCAGCTTGGACAAGAACTAATGCAGGTTCTTCATTCAATGATAACCGTACTACAATCGGTGCTAACGGTGTAGGTTCGGCCTGTACAAACTTCATGTCAACAAAGTTTCATGGCTCTACTTGGTCAAAAGGAAATCGCGTCGACGTCGATTGTACAGATGGCGCCGCTGATATTAAATGGGATACTTCAAAGAAAGCCGGTAATGGTACTCTTGTACGGTTTACACCTGACTTTGATTTGTTCTCTATTAACACACTTGATGAAATTGACATTGAGGCATTCATTGAAGATAGATTAGCGTCACTTGAGATTGCATTTCCTGAGATTGCCTTTAAGTTCAATAAGCGTAGACTGAAAGCCTCTACTATTCGTAAGTATGCTGAAATGTATACTTCTGATAATGAAGCAAGCATTGTTATATCGCAAGGTGAGAATTCTTCTTTCTTTGTTGCTTCATCTGAAGATGGGTTTAGAACAACTTCGTATATCAATGGTGTTAATACCCGACAAGGTGGTACGTATGTCGATTACATTACTAATGGTATTGTCGATGAACTTATCAAAATGGTTAAACGTAAATATAAAATTGATGTAGCGAAATCTACTTTTAAGTCAGGTTTTACATTCGTATTGTTTGCTCGTAACTTTAAAGATCCTAAGTATGACAGTCAAACGAAAGAAAGGCTGACATCTAATTTATCTGAAGTAAAAGTACATTATGATGGCGATTCCTTTGATAAAATTGCGCGTAAGATTATGAACGCTGAAGATATCATTGGACCTATTGTCGAAGCACAGCTTGCAAAGAAGATTGCTGCTGATAAACGTGCTGCTACTCTTGCTCAAAAGAAACTCAAAAAGGTTCGAGTCGCAAAACACATTGCTTCGACCACACGTGATTCTACTTTGTTTATTACCGAAGGCGATAGCGCAATTGGTTATTTCCTTAAAGTTCGTAATCCAAAGACAAGTGGTGCATATCCATTACGTGGTGTTATTATGAATGTTTGGGATATGAAACCTGCTGATGTACTTAAGAATAAAGAACTTGGAGAATTGGTTGCAATACTTGGACTCGATATTAATGATCCTGATAGTGTAGATCGTATGTACTATAATGGCATTGCAACGTTAACCGATCAGGATCATGATGGTATTGGTCACATCATGCCATTGCTAATTGCTTTCTTTTATAAATTCTGGCCTCGATTGTTTGAAGACGGTAAAGTTCATGTTGCAAGAACGCCTATTCTCATATCGTCAAAAGGTAAAGACGTTAAGTGGTTTTATACGTATGATGACGCGGCTAAATTCAAAACTGAATCTACAGGCTATCACCATCGTTACATAAAAGGTCTTGCATCACATACCGAACAAGAATACGATAAGATTATCAATACGCCAAATCTTGATACTATTACTATCGACGACCCTAATTGGTTTGAAATTATTTATGGTAAAGATAGTCAATTAAGAAAAGACTGGTTGACGTAAAGGAATATGGATATTCTTTTTTGTTCTAATACAGCCGTTGACATCAAAGTTGATTCTTGATATAATAGTACCATAAATTGAATTGAGGAATAAAACATGAGTAATTGGATTAGCGTTAAAGATGAAATGCCTGGGTTAGAACACACGATGGTCATCGTTGACTTTTACGGTGGTAACGTAGGTGTAGGATATCCCCATAAAGGAAAAATCCTCGATGAACCTATGGGTATGTTATTTAACGGTGTAACACATTGGCAACCGATGCCTGCACCATTTAAGGAACAAGAGTAATGGAATATAGTTTATCAGAAATGGCAAACAACGAAATAAAAGGTTTTGCTTTATATACAATTGAAAGCAGAGCTATTCCGTCAATTTGTGATGGGATGAAGCCAGTTAATCGCTTTTACTTGTACTCGTCTTTAGTCAATACCGCAAAAGACTTCAAAAAGGTATCAGCCGTTTCCGGTATTGTATCAGATTATGGATATAACCACGGAGAAGCTAGTGCTGCAGGTGCAGGCCAGTTAATGGCCGCAACGTGGAATAACAATGTTTGTTTGATTGAAGGTCGTGGATCTTTTGGTACACGTCAAGTGCCTCAAGCAGGTGCCGCTCGATATGTTTACACCAGATTACATCCTAACTTTAATAAGTATGTTAAAGATATTGATCTTGTACTTCAGCATGAAGATCCTGAGCATATTCCGCCTAAATTCTATATGCCAGTTATACCGCTCGTATTAGCAAATGGCACAAAAGGTATTGCTACTGGTTTTGCAACAAACATACTGCCGCGTTCTACAAAAGATTTAATTAATGCGTGTAAAGAATACATCACAACTGGTAAGATCAAGAAAAACCTTCCAATTATATTTCCTGACTTCAAAGGCAAAACTGTGGCAATGCTTGATAATCAATATGATTGTTATGGAATTGTAAAACGTGTTAACAGCAATACAGTTGCTATCAGTGAAATACCTTATGGTACTGATCGTGAAACCTATGTAAAGATACTTGATAAACTTGAGAGCGAGAATAAAATATCTGGCTTTGAAGATCAGTGTTCATCTGATGGTTTCACGTTTGAAGTAAGGTTTAAGCGTGCCGATCTTGCTAAGTTAAAAGAAGATCAGTTAATTGCTTTGCTTAAACTTAAAAAGTCACATACTGAAAACCTAAATGTAATTGATTGGAACGGTACTTTACGTCAATATGACGACCATAAACAATTAATCATTGACTTTATTGAATATCGTATGGCAAATTTCGTTAAGCGTAGAATTGAATTACGCAAAGCTGAAACGTCGGAAGCATACCGTTGGTTAACCGTTAAAAAGGAATTCGTTAGTGCCGTACTTGATGAGGTTATTAAATTCAAAGGTCGAAAGAAAGCTGATGTTACTAAACAGATTTTAACTGAAACCTTTGCAACCGAAAGCGATGCCGATCGTTTACTTAAGATGAACATTATGTCACTTACGGCTGAAATGGTAAAAGCTCTTAAAGAACAGATCAAAGCAGCTCAAGATGAACTTAAGTATTGGAAAGGAACTAATGAAGCCGAACAGTTTAACTTAGATCTTCAAGAACTATCCTAATAACTAAACGATCTAATAAAGTTATTGACATGGACGTCAATTTGTATTATAATAGATCTATAAATTAATAAAGGAAATTGAAGTATTTTGGTAAACATTAATAAAGCGGTTTTTAAAGAAACCAGTGAAATCGTAATCTCAGGTTTAGTTGTTAACTATCCACTGTCAATTGTAATAATATGGCTTATAGTTGAAGTCATGGATATAACAAATGCCATCGCAATTGCTTCTATATCAACCGCAATAATGACCGTCTTTGCTTACCTTCGGGTTTATACGATACGGTTAAAGAATCATAAAAGAAATGATAAACTGTAAACATTACTTTAAATTTTAGGAGTATTACAATGCAACATTCAGTTGTAAAACCATCACACCGCAATTTCGTCGCAAAGTGGGCAAGGAAATATAACTTGGCTCATGTTGAAGTAGACCGTAAAGCTGAAAGCAAACGCGGCAAAATCAAGCATAAGAAACGTGGTGACGATTATGAGTTTTGATTTTAATGATTTTGGTTTCACTGCAGTCAATGAAAACGAACTTGAGGTAGTACAAAACGCCGCCGCGGCCGTTGAGTTAACATCAGCTGAAATGGAATCATCGTTATTAGAACTTCGTGGTAAGTTGGATGCAATGCATTCTGCGGTAATCCCATTACTGAATAACTTGAGTGCTAATCCTGAACGTGATTACATATATTGGCCTGGAGCTAAACGTACTGAAGTCATTGAAGCGTTCAAAGCAAATCTATTGCAAATAAAAGACAAATAGTTATAAGTATATTCTTTTTTGTTCTAATAAAGTTGTTGACACAATGCGCTACTGTTGATATAATAGTACCATAAATTGATAACAACCATTTGGAAATATTATGAAATACTTTATTATACAATCGCTTAAAAACCGTCGCGGCATCTGGGTTGAGGAAGAGGATGTTGCTGAAATTCTCGAACATTACTTCGCAGGTCATAAGAAGGTGACCAAGACTGAAATCTCTGAAGAAGAGTACTTTCACAGTATTTACGGGTAAGGAATTATATTATGACAAAAGCAAAACGTTTAAAATTAATCGCAAAGTGTGTAAAGAAAGTAAATGCTGAAAGACGCATGGAAAGTAAGGTGAAGAAGCAGGTACTTAAAAGTCGTGAGAAGATGAATACGTTAAACGTGGAGTGGTAACATGAGTACAACTGAAAAAATCGTAACGATGTTACGTGATAGGTCAGCAGTTGGCCTTGATAAGTATGGAGTTTCTATTGATCGTAATGATTTAACATTTGATGAATGGTGTCAGCATGCCATCGAAGAAATGCTTGATGGCGCTCAGTATTTACAAAGAGCAAAAGATGTTTACAATGAAGCGGATAAGTTGGTAAAACCTCTTAACTATGCTAGCTTCTTAAGGCTGTGTCGTGACCCAGAGAAATGGCGTTATGGTGACGAAGTTACGCCAAAGCAATTACTAGACATTTATAAAAAGCTAGTAGTTAATGGTTATATTAGTGAAAAGGGGAAGTCAGGTGAATAAAGTTGATGATATGAGTTATGTATTAGAATCGCTTCGCAATAATACATGTGTAGTTGAATTTACCAAAAAGAATGGTGAATTTCGGAAAATGCGATGCACCACTGATGCAAACAAAATTCCTGGGTGCGATATTCCTGAAGAAGGAATTGCATTAACAAGTGAAACTCATAGTGCAGTTAAGTGTTATGATGTTGAAGCACAAGGTTGGCGTTCCTTTATTATTGAAAACGTTTTGAAGTTTAGTTTAGTTGAGGTTGTCAATGATTTCTGAAGAAACTGATTTCATAACGTCGATGAAGTTTGCTATGATGGTTGAAAACATGGTACACAATACTAATGCTGGCTATATCGAATCAGTATTAAAAATCTGTGAAGATAACAGCATTGACACAATGGATGCATCACGTTTAATTAGCACTCCATTGAAGTCAAAAATTGAAGCTGAAGCTGTCGAGTTTAATTATATTAAATCCGATAGTAATAGCAGATTACCAGTATAAAGTTGTTGACATCCGATCATTTGTTTGTTATAATAGCTACTCAATTAAGGAACCAAGTATGTCATTAGATCCGTATCACTGTTATTATCTGTACAACGCAATGCGATTACATTTCACCAGTGATTACGATGCTAATAAGTATAAGTTCAAAACTAGTGCCAACCCAAAGTCTTATTACAAAAGACGTGATAAGTATTTCTTTGGTAAGTTGGCACGTAGGTTTGATGATACTAAATCTTTATTGGATTATTACGTTGCCCATTTTGCTAAAGGAAACAATTGGGTTGGTGATATGATTACCAATGAAGATACTTACAAAAATTGGCAACGTATTAGTCAGTCGTTAGGTTATACTTTTAAGTCTGATTTGGAGAAGTTTCAATTTGATGTTGAAGCCTTTGATGAAATTGTAAAGTATTCTGAGCCTTATCCATTAGTTATACAGAAGTACTTAGGAGGTGAGATTTGCTTAGAAACACTCGTTATATTAAATAAGTTAACTAAGTTCGTCAGTCGTGTCGATAAAGAAATAAACGATACAATTGTGTGGCCCGACGTTAAAGATCTTATATATAATTATGACCCATTCCTAGAAGTAGATTTGGGCGTAACTAAAAAAATTATATTAGATACGTTTACACAATAATGTTTTATTATTAAAAGTTTTTGAATCATACAGATATACAAAAATATACACCGGAGAAGTACATATGTCATTCGCAAAATTAAAGCAAAGTCGTTCTAAAGGTATTGATGCCTTAGTAAAAGCAGCCGAAGCAGCATCAGGCGCAAACAATTCTAAAAATCGTGATGATGGTTTATGGAAGCCAACTCGCGATAAAGCCGGTAATGGTTATGCCGTTATCCGTTTCCTACCACCGGCTGAAGGTGACGATCTTCCATGGGTAAAATACTGGGATCACGGTTTCCAAGGTCCAACTGGTCTTTGGTATATTGAAAACTCATTAACTTCAATTGGCGGTGAAGATCCTGTTTCTGAAATGAACAGCGAACTTTGGTCAAGTGGTCTTGATGAAGATAAACAAACTGCTCGTGATCGCAAACGTCGCCTGCATTATGTTTCTAACATCTACGTAGTAAGCGATCCTGCTAATCCTGCTAATGATGGTCAAATCTTTCAATATAAATTTGGTAAGAAGATCTTTGATAAAATTATGGATGTTATGCAACCACAGTTTGATGATGAGACGCCAGTTAATCCTTATGACTTTTGGGAAGGTGCTGACTTTAAGATTAAGATTCGTAAAGTTGAAGGTTGGGTCAATTATGATAAGTCTGAGTTCGCAGGTGCTTCACAGTTCATGGCGGGTGATGACGATAAGTTAGAAGAACTATATGCTCAGATTAAACCATTATCGGTATATACTGATCCTAAGAACTATAAAACTTATGACGAATTGAAGACTAAGTTAATGCGTGTTCTTGGTGAATCTCGTCCAATGACTACCGCAGAACGTGTCGACCTTGATACTAAAGCTGAAGCACCGGTAAGGAAAGAAGCACCTGCTAAATCTGAAAAGATAGCAGTTGACGATACTCCTACTAGTACTGAAGAAGATGACTCATTGAGTTACTTTGAGCAATTAGCAAACAGCTAAACAGTTTAAATGAATAAAGGAGGGGATCGTTAAGATCCCCTTTTAGTATGCGGGACTATATGCCATTGATCTAATTAAATCATCAATTCCACGGTTATTGTTATTCACAATAGTTGTATTATTTGATGAAGTATTATTAACCGCACTTGTATTGATTGCTGAAACTACAGCATCAGTTCCTGATTGTTTATCCATATCACTTAGTTGATTATTAGCAATCTGTGCGTCCCTTAATGCCGAAACTGGTTTATCAGACTCCAAGTTGGGTGATACCATATCGCCACCAAACATTTCCTTTAGGCCAAGTGGATCAGGCATCATTGACATTATAGAACTAGTATCGCCACCAAACATTTCCTTTAGGCCAAGTGGATCAGGCATCATTGACATTATAGAACTACTATCGTCACCAAACATTTCCTTTAGGCCAAGTGGATCAGGCATCATTGACATTATAGAACTACTATCGTCACCAAACAACATTTCGCTAATACCAAGCGGATCAGGCATCATTGACATTATAGAACTACTATCGTCACCAAACATTTCCTTTAGACCAAGCGGATCAGGCAGCATTGAATTAATCTTTTCAAGTGGTGCATAGCCACGCTTAGCCTCGTCAACTTCAACTCTGCCGTCATTTAAGCGTGCTTCCGGCGGCGCATCTTGAGCCTTTGTTACTAAGGCACTTTCCTGTAGTGCCTGCTCTTTCATTATAGCGTTTTCTACGATTGAAGACGTGCTACTCGTTTCGAGGTCAAATCCTTTGAAATTACTAGCTTCTTGGTCTTTTTGTTCAGGAAACGAATAAGCTTGAGGCTCTAAAGTAACTTCGCCATCAACAACTTTAACACCTAACGCTTCACGTTTAGCAACTTCTTCTTGAATAAATTTATAATCTTCAGCGTTTAGTGTATCGGAGCTTTTCAATATTGATTTAAGTTCGCCTGTTGATACATCAGTAATAGCGCTACGATCTATTGAAGCATCAGTAAATAAGCCGCCATCATTAAAGAAATCAGACGTTGCCTGTTCACTTGCTTTCTCAGTTTTTGTCACTTTAAGTGCAGCAATTTCTTCGTTAAGTTCAGTAATTTCTTCGTTAAGTTCAGCTGCAACTAAAGGATTAGTATCAGGATCTTCAGCTTCTGCCTTCCTAGCTTTAATAGCTTCTTCTTTACGCGCAATATCTTTATCTTCTTGAGTCATATCAGCATCGTCACCGGTGCTAACTCCTATTGATTCTAATATGCTATCAGGTATAAACGACTTTGCCCAATCTGGTATTATAGCAGCAATAAACGATTTTATAGCATTACCTATTGTTTCAACCAAACCTACAACAAGATCTTTTATTGCTGTGAATGGTGATAGAATAATATCAATGATGCCGCCGAATATACTGCTCAGGCCGCCAAATATTAAGCCAAGATCGAACGTAAATATGCCTTTTATAATATCAAAGATACCGCTAAAGATTTCGCCGAACCCGTTAAATAGGTCGCCGATAAGTGCACCAAATACTTCAAACGGTACAGAGATTACATCAAATACGCTCTTGAATAAATCAATAACTAATCCTATTTTCTCTTTAATTATATCGACAAAACTAAATGAGTCAAGCATCTTTGAAAAGTTATCAAAGCCTAAAGCATCGGCAATCCAAGAAATTAAACCCTTAGGAATATCAAGTATAATACCGATGAAGTTACCAATGAAACTGCTAAAGAATTCTTTCAGCCCTTCAAAGATTGAACCTGTATCGCTAAACACGTCAAACGCATCACTAAATGCCTCGACCAAACTGTATATTGCAATACCTATAGCTGCGACTACGGCCGCAATTGCTAAAACTGGACCTGCGCCTAATGCACCTAACACACCACCTATGGTAGCGAACACACCACCTATAACACCTAATGATGTGCCCACAGTCGCAATGCCTGCAGTGATTGAACCAATTACACTAATAACGCCCATAATTGCTGCTATAACACCAGCAATGGCTAATACAGCTGAAACTAATGGATTATCTTTCACAAAGTCTTCAAGACCTTCGGTGCTTCCACTAAATAGATCAGTGATTGCAGTTATACCTTGCGTAAAGACTTTCATAACCTCGTCTAATATCTCCATTGCTTTTTCTGGAGCAACGAACAACATTATCAAACCAGCTATACCAATACCTTTTGCAGCGCCGCCGGCTATTTGTCCTAAACCTTCTCCAAGCTTTGAAACACCATCATTTAAGTTAGTCATTGCGGCAGCCATCTTACCTGTTACGGTATTCGATTCACGTATGTCTTCTTGAGACTTTTCTGACTTTCCAGCATCAATAGTTAGGTTTGAAAAGGCCTCAAGTTGATTAAGCGCGATTTCGCGAGATTCAGCTGATGAGGTGTCCAATGTGCTTCTTAAACGTTCAAATTCTTCGCTTAACTGTTCACCATTGTTTAGTTCTTTAAGACTGACTGATATATCAGATGTAATATTATCAATGTCGACTTTTATTTTTTGGTCTGATAATGCAACTTTAAGTTCTTCGATAGAATTGGGGGTAATAACAGTTTCACTAGATGTATTGCTGGCGGTTTCCTTTAATGACTCAGTAGTTTCCTTTATTGCTGCGGTAGTGTCCTTTGAAGCCATGACTATAGCTTTGTTAGAACTAACAGTTTCACTAGGAACGCTTTTAATATCAGTTTCGGTTTTTAGCTTCTGTTTGGATATAACGTCTTTAAGTTCTTTAATTGACTCGTTTATATCTTCAAAGATTTTGGCATCTTGAATGCTTTCTTCAGTTTCTAATTTCTGCATTGAACCAGTCATGCTATCTGATACTAATGCAAAACCGATTTCAAGTGTTGCCCCAAGAGATTTGAAACTATCATTGATAGCATCAAATATTTCATTAAGGTATATTGATTCGCTTTCTTCAATACTATCTGAAGATTCTTTAATTTGGTTTATAACAGCCGTTAGTGTTGACATCTATTTCCTCGACATATAACTTGAAAATCCCATGAACGCTCCCACTATTGAGCCACACATAAGATAAAACATTACTATAATATCTATAAGGATCTTTAGACGGTCGTCTGGAATTATAGGACTCAAAATAACAATAGTTAAAATAAAAGCCGCAACTAACGTGGACGTTGCCATATTTCGTTGAGCTAATAATTTCCCACGATAGATCGCTAATTCCTTTTCGTCCACTTTATTATCGCCGTTTATGTCGAGGTCGTTACTCATTACTTTTACCGCCTGTTATTGCGTTCTTGAATCTTTTGATTCTCTTCTTCAATGTGAGCCGATAATAATGCAACGTAGATCTGTCTTTCCCAAGGTGCCATAGCCTCAAGTTCACTTAAAGAATACTTGTGAAATTGGACCATGGCAAAATTAGTCTTATAATAATTCTCAAGAGAATCGTGGGAAAGACCAATTAGAAAAAATTCTTCAGACCCTCAATAGTCAGCTCGTTAGTTGCACCACACTTCATACAATTAAATTTTGAATCGAGAACCGCGTGTGGGGTGTCTTTTAATGCATCAGCTATTGTTTTTAATTGCATCGATGATAATGACTCAATAAATTCAATCAGCTCTTTTGTTGTATAATCATCACTTGAATGTATTTCATCACTGGTGTAAATAGTATCAATACATGATACAATTGTTGACAGCTCATCAGTATTCTCTTCTTCAGACATACGCTCAGCATCTTTAAATGATGGGTACTTTAACACAATGCCTACTTCATCGGTCAATTTGATTTTAAGATCGGTTTCTGTTTCTGTTACTCTACAGTCTTCAAGGTTCAATGAAACTTCATTGCTATGTTGACATTCTTTACATTTAATTAAAACATCAGAAGTTTCGCCAATTGACTTTGACCTAATTTTAATAAACAAGTATTCAAAATCATACATTGTTAGTTTGCTTGCATCAATTTTGCCTAATGTGCAAGACGTTATTAAATCGCGTGCAGCTCGGATCATTTGCCCTTTATCACCAGATTCTTTTGCTAAAAGCAACATCTTTTGGTCTTTTACAGTAAAAGGCTTATAGGTAATCATCTTCTTTGTTGATGGGATCTTAACTTTGTAAGTTACGGAATTCAGTTTTGGGAGTGCCATTATTTACCTCAATAGTTTATTAAATTGTTTAGTTTATTTATCGACCGATTTATCTATGATGTATCTATCATACGCAAATGTTACGGTTAATCGGGTTATATCGTTTTCATTTACGTTGCTAAGTTCTATCGATGATTGAACAATTGGGTATGCTTTTTCAAGAGTTACGTTATAAATCTTTTTATTAGTTGTGTCCAATTGATGTATATTCACCGTGCTAGCATACGTGTCTTTATATCCTAGCCTATAAGTGTCGGGGTCAATAATTTCAGCCATCCATGCATCAAAGAATTTTTTAGTTTGGTAATCATTAGTTAGGAGGAACGTTATAGTGACAGGATCATCTATAAATGTATAAACCGTTTTAAGAGTTTCACGGTTAGTGGTATATTCTGAAGTTCCTAAAGTTCGCCCAGGCAGTGTTACGCTTTCAGCTAATACAATTCCATCCACGCCCTCAAATGCTTTAATACCTGATATGCGTTTAGCAATGTCGACTGACCATTTGTTTGATCTGGCTAATCCACCTCCACCTCTTATACTTGCCTTTAAAGTATCAATGGTTGAACTCATATGTTTTTCCTCGATTCGGCCCAAACTTTACTTTGTGAAGCCTTTTGAAATTGCTGTGTTGGTAAGAACGTCGCTATCTCCCACTCAGGAGGTTCAATCAAAACAATGCGTGAATCTATTTGAGAAGTTAAATACCTCTTGAAACAAGGTTTGAAGTGTTTCATTTTTGATATACTTTTAAGCAATTGATAACTGACTTTAAATTTAGTAGTTTCGTCATACCTTTTATTGTTTGTAGTTTCAAGTAAACCATCAAATAATATTGCTCTAAGTTTAGGCGGTAGGTAATGGAGGTTCAATCCGTAAAACCCATCTTTAGTACGTTCAACCATTATGACTAACGGAAACGAATCATAATAAGGCAAAGTCTTACGATGCTTTGGATCATAGAAAAAATGATAGAGAGAGCCAACACCGACACGTTGTCTTTTAATCAATGCAGGATCTTTTAGAATATTCTGACGGTTGAGGTCGTTCATATTCTTTAGTTTATTCATAAACCATTGCGCCGATTCTTTTGTGCGAGGTTGTACTCCACCGCGAAATGCTTGTATCTCAAGACTTCTGAAAATTGATTTATCCATCTTTTTCCTATAAACTTAAATTACCTATTGACATATCTTTATTATTTTGTTATAATAGATTAGTCAATCGGGGAGTGAGTAGATATACAGATATTATTTATTGGTAGATTAATATTAATCTGTACAAATATATATTATTTAACTAGTAAATAGTGCACAAATATATATTATTTAACTAGTAAATAGTGCACAAATATATATTATTTACCTAAAAGACGGATTCCCATGCCTTTTATAGTATTTTCAGTCCAAATAGCAAAGGTACAACCATTATCGAGAGCAAATTCAGTAGCAGCCTTCCATTTAGACATGTTCTTTGCGTATGTCATCTGTTCACGAATATATCGTTTAGTTTTACGAGTTGGTTTCTTAGGTGGCTCTGTTTCTTTTGCTGGTTTTATTTCAATTAACCATTTCTTGCCATCCGTAGATTCAAAATATACATCAATAAAATATCTATGCCGTTTATTATCAGTTGCGCACGTGTATGGAATTACTACTTCTTCAGCAGCCCATTCTTTTACTGAAGTGTTAGCATCAAGCCATCTAAACACCGACCGTTCCCACCCAGACCTATAAACACACTTGGTCACGTCGCCGGCATACTTTGCTGGATTTTTAACTTTATATGTACCTTTATAGAAATGTGCCATAATACCTTATAAATATAATTAAAGATTATACAACTATTTATACCAATGGGAAGAAGATGGCAAAAGCAGATAAGAGAGACTTTAGGTACCCAACTAGCAGTGGATCAATTGGTCAGTTTATAATATTCTATAGATACACCCATAAAAAAACAGCATTTGGTAGCATAACTTTAGCTGCGCCTAGCGGGTTTACAATTGGAGATGGTGCTTCTTATGGAAACATCGACCTAGGAGTACTTGGTGGTGACAAAAAGACCGCGGCTGCTACTGAGACTACTGCCGGTGCTGCACCGTCACGTGAAGCTATGGGTATGGCCGGTTTAGGATTATCAATCATCGGTGGTGGTAGTGGTCCAGTAGCAGCAGCAAGCAATCTTTTTTCAACAAAAAACAGTATAGCAAAGAATCCAAACACCGTAACACAATTTAGTAATAGTAATGTTCGTAGCTATTCATTTGAATTTACTTTAGTCCCAAATAGTTTAGCTGAGTGGAAAGAGATAAAGGGTATCGTCAATTCTTTTAGAGAATCGTTATATCCTGAAAAGCTAGGCGCTGCAAGCTTACTATTAAATTACCCAGATAAATGGAAATTCTCGTTTGAAGACGGGGCCCAGTCACAAGTCCCAGGGTCATGGTATTGCTTTTTGACTGACATGTCAACATCATACAATAATTTTGGTAATGCCTATCACGAAGACGGTGTGCCAAATGATGTGAAAGTTACCTTGACTTTACAAGAAACTAAAGCGTTAAGTCGTGGAGATATACAAGACTTAGCAAATGGAGGCAGCAGATAATGGCATTCTTCGGAGCATTTCCAAAAACAAAATATGATTACCCTGGTCACAATAATACTGAAATAGTCGATATATTTAGAACCGCAAGTGCTGTTGATAGTGGTGTTGACAGGGCAGCTACATACCAAGTGTATTCTTTAGGTGACCAAAGACCAGACCAATTGGCAGAAGAACTATATGGAAATCCTGAATTGCATTGGACTTTCTTTGTTGCTAACGTACACCTTAGAAACGGTTGGCCATTATCATACTCGGCATTGGAAAATTATATTGCAAAGAAATATAACGGTTTTGCTATGACCTTATATAGAAACGATGTTAACGTTTCAGTTATTGGTGGTGTTGAGACGCCTGGAGATGAACCCGAGTCTAATACCATTGCGGGTGGCTTTCCTATAGGCTCAATTATAACTGGTACCGGTCATCCCGCGATTGCTACAGCAGAGGCCGAAGACATCCCAGCAATCGATCCTAGCGGAGCCACGGCTGAAATAATTGGCCGCAGTCCTGATACTAATACTTTATATTTTAGATATACTTCTGATAATATATTTACCGATGGTGAACAATTCTTGGTACGTGATAGCAATAACGAAACCTATAACATTAATGAGAAATACCTAATACAAGATTGGAAAGCAGCACCACACCATTATGAAGACGCTAATGGCGAATACATTACAAATCAAACAAATTTGAACTATAGTGACTATAGCGTTTCATACAACACATATGAGTCTGACCTTAACGACGATCGAAAAAATATAAGGATAATACGAGAAGAATACATTGAGGATTTTGTAATTGCATATAGGAAGGCGATAAATGAGTAACAACGATGATTATGCCGGAAAATACAAACTCGTTAGCGTAAAACTTAAAAATGCAGATGGTAACGAAGCTGATATTAGGCTTATTATAAAAGAAATACAGATTCATGAGTCAATTAATATGACATTTGCTTTGTATTCATTCCACATCATTGATGCTGTTATGCTATTAGAAAATCTAGGTGTAACAGGCTCAGAGCAAATAACTTTAGAAATATTATTGAAGGACACTGATACCCTAAAAACCATAGAACTTTCAGTTATTGATTATGGTGGATATAGCAGACCAAATAACCAATCACAAACATATACTATTACTGCTATAAACCAAACTGCAATGAATGCATCCGTGAAGCGTATTAGTACAGGCGTTAATGGGAGTGCTTGCGGAATTCTTCAAGACTTATATAGTGAGATTGATCAGAAGAACCCAATAACATTAGAAGACGCCGCAGATGAAGGCAACTTTGGCGGAATCATTCCAAACCTTACTTATCGAGATGCATTTGCATATTTGATTTCAAAAGCACAGACTACTAATAATGGTATGTTTTTCTTTTATGAAACCATTTGGAATGGACAAGTGATTAATAGTTTTGAAAACATGATTAGTTCGGATATTATAGGAAAGTACAGTTTAAATGACGGTGCTGAATCTGGCCAAGATAGCGATTTTAATGAGTCGATAGCATACAAAATAAAAAGCATACAATCCGATTTTGGTCTATCAGCCTTTAAAACCTTTAAAGAAGGCGGTGCTACGTCTAAAACTCATATGATTGATATATCAACTAAAGAATATACTGAGTATTTTTTTGATATAAGTAAGGATGATATGCCATCTTTTAGTAAAGACTACGTTGTCTCAGATAATTATCATATAGATTTAGCTGACACTGAAGGAGCTTATTTTGTTTCAAACCGAAACGTAAAAGCATATGATGGCAAGTTTGAAAATTTTAGTCAACACACCGACACAAGCTTATACAAAAAGCGAGCACTGCTTAGTAATTTATATGCAATGTCGCATACTATTGATATAACTGGGTCAGATAGTATTTCTTCTGGCAAAACTTTAGAAATTGCATTGCAGCAAGCTACCGATCCTACAATAGTTGATGTACACCACGATGAAATGTTGAGCGGCAATTATCTTATTACTGAAGTTGTTCACAAGTTTAATGATAATGGTGTGTATTATGCAACTGTTACTATTAAGAAAGATTCTTTTGATAGAAAGTTAATGATGAGAGGAGGAATATTTTGATGGAATGGTTTACCGGAGTGATTGAAGATATAAATGACCCAATGATGATGAACCGAGTTAGGGTTCGCTGTTTTGGTATTCATACTAATAACCTATCAAAGATAAAACTTGAAAATTTACCATGGGCTTTAGTAATGTTACCAACTACATCATCGGGTGTAAACGGTTTAAGACAGTCTATACACGGCCTATTAAACGGCTCGTGGGTGGTTGGTTTCTTTAGAGATGGTGCAGGTAAACAAGATCCGATTATAATGGGAACTGTTGCAAGCACATCATTAGTTGGGCCAGACAAAACTGTTGGGTTTAACGATCCAAGTGGTACTTATCCTAAAGCAACTCACATTGAAGAACCTGATGTAAATAGATTGGCAAGAGCTGGAGATAAAGAAACTGATATTCCAACCTTAAAAACTGATTCGGTTACAACTGAAGTACCTGATGCGCTTGGTGCCACTTGGTCAGAACCAGTTACTCCTTATGCACCTGTATATCCATTCAATACTGTTAACGAAAGTTTATCTGGTCACGTTAACGAAGTAGATGATACTAAAGGCGCTGAAAGATTGCATGAATATCATAAGTCAGGAACCTTTAAAGAAATACATCCTGATGGCACAACTGTTACTAGAATCAAATTAGATAACTACGAAATAGTATATGGAAACGATTTCTGCAATGTAAAAGGTAATGTTGCATTGACAATTAACGCAAACTGTTCTACTTATATAAAAGGTAACTGGGATGTTAAAGTTGATGGCGAAGTAAAACATGTATTTGCTAAAACTTTAACAACTGAGGTAGGCGGTGATGTCACTGAAACGTTTAGCTCTAATCAAACTACTAAAGTATCGGGTAATATTGATATTGATGCTACAAGAGTTGACATTAACTAATGAGTGTTTTATCGATACCGCCAAACTTCCCGTTTGGTCAATTTGAAAACACTTTAACTATCACTGATGGCCTTGGAACTTTTGTTAATGAGAACAGAGCAAACGCTGCCGAAACAAAACCATATGAATCTAAAACGGTTTCATTTGTTGCGGTCGGTAGCTCTGACAGCCAAGGCGCATTAGTTACTACTGCATCCGGAATGCCACCGGGGATTAATTTTGTTGATGAAGGGTCTGGTAAATTGCATCTTGTCGGAACGCCAAGCGATTCGATTATACCAACATATTCTGGTAACGTATACGAAAAGGGTAATGGTAGTGTTAGTACAGGCGGTACTCCTTCATCATATACATTAGGCGATGCTGTTAACATTTATAAAGAATTTACTGTTACTGTTAAAAGCAAAGATAATGCAACAGCTCAATTAGTTTTACCATTGTTTGTCATAAAGGATTGGAACACTGAAATGAATAGTTTAGTAAATAAAGTTAATAGCGAATATCCGGAGTAATTTATGGCAAGACCTGCAGCAAGAGACGGTGATTTAGACACTGGCCACGGACCCTGGCCCCCACGTGCTAATACATCAAAAAGCAGTAACGTTTTTGTTAATGGTAAAGGTTCTTTACGAAAAGGTGATTCATATGATGTTCACTGTGTTGGGTCAAGCTGTCATGTAGGTGCAGCAAAGAAAGGATCAGGAACGGTATTCATTAATGGGCGTGATGCAATGCGAATAGCTGATCCAATTACATGCGGTTCCTTTATTGCTCAAGGATCTAATAATGTTTTTATTGGCAAATGATAATAAATACTAACTATTAAATAGTAGTATAAGAAAATGTTTATAAATATTAACTATTAGATAGGAGTATTAAATGAGTATCGTATCAGCTTTAAAAGCGGAGTACAGTGATTTCGACCTTACGTTAAAACCGCATCCTGAAAGAGGTGACATTGTTCCGCTTAAAGATCTTGCTGCGGTGAAGAACTCAATTAAAAACATACTTAATACTAGGCCTGGAGAAAGACCTTTCGCTCCGACCTTTGGTTGCGATTTATATAACTATTTGTTTGAGCCGGATGATATAATAACAAGAGCAGCAATAAGACGAGCTATTAATGACAGCTTACTCACGTTTGAGCCTAGATTTAAAGTCAAAGACATTGACCTAAGCACGGACAATAATAACACTTACCATATCACTATCAGCGGCATTATTATAAACTCGCAAAGAGATGTAGATATAACCCTTCTTATTAAGAGATTTTCATAAATGGCTAATACAGTTTCCAATATATCAAATTTAGACTTTACGTCAATCCGTCAAGAACTTAAAGACTTTTTGCAGGATCAAGAAGAATTCATCGATTACGACTTTGAAGGGTCCGGCATTAGTTCACTTGTAGACCTTCTTGCTTATAACACTCATATGAATGCAATGATGGCGCATTTGACGGTCAATGAACCATTTCTTGAAACCGCTCAATTAAGATCTAATATTGTATCACATGCATATACTTTAGGTTATATACCTAAGTCAGCTGAATCTGCAAAAGCTACTTTAGACGTAGTGGTTACTGGGACTGCGGCATCACCTACGCAAATAGTGTTTCCTGATGGGTTTAAATTTAGCGGAAAGATAAACAGTAAAGAATATACGTTTATTACCGACAACTCTTATGTAGCAATTAAAGACGCTAATAACCAATTTACTTATAATGATGTTAGTGTTATTGAGGGCAAGGCAAAGACTGATAGGTATAACGTCGATGGGTTAATACCTAATCAGCAATTTATACTGACTTCTGATAACGCTGACATAACTACTCTTAAAGTTACGGTATACGAGAACGCTTCTGCAACTATAGGTGAAACTTACACGTTATTTACTGAAATTGCAACAGTCGGGCCACGACAAAGGGCGTACTTTCTTAAAGAAAACCAGTTCGGCAAATACTCGGTGTTCTTCGGTGATAATAATATTTCGTTAAAACCGACTAATGGAAGCGTTATAGAATTAACGTATATTGAGACTGTGGGTAAAGCCTCGAATGGCATAAATGATTTGAATGCGGCTACGCCAATTACCGATATTGATCCGACAGTAGCTTCAGTTGCAACATCATTCTCAGGCGATCTTTTATATACATTCGGTGGGCGGGTAAAGGAAGGCGACGAATCAATACGACGGAACGCACCTATTTATCATGCTACTCAAGATCGCGCTGTGACTGCAAATGATTACCGTAGTCTTATTTTAAATAGATTTCAAGAACTTGTTGATTGCTCGGTATGGGGAGGCGAAGAAGCTGATCCGCCTATATACGGAAAAGTATTCATTGCTCCAGCTGTACCTGCCGGTGAAAAAATACCATCATCGCTTAAAAGCAACATTCTTGCGTATCTTAAAAACAAAAATATCGGCGCAATAGTTCCAGAGATAGTTGATAGCGAATACGCGTTTATTGAACTTTTTATTGGTGTTAATTATAATCCAAATAAAACTCAACTATCAGAAGCCAATCTTAAAGAATCGGTTCGTTCATATGTTACACGATATAACAATGAAATATTGAACAGGTTTAATACCGTCTTCAGAGCATCTAACTTCTTAAGTGATCTTGATTCATTAGACGAAGGAATCATAAGTTCAGTTACTCGAGCAAAATTGTATAAGATACTTTTACCAAATCCAACAAAGCCTGAAGATTATTCAATTAAGTTCCCATGTAGAATTTATGCCGAATTTGGCGAGGAAGGTGGCACTATACAGTCAAGTGTTTTCCAAGTTGAAGGTGTCAACATGCGTGTTGGCGATGAATTTATCACTGATGACCCTTTACGTTTAAGACTATTCTTTTATGATGCAGTTACAGGCAATAAGATAAACCAATATAATAACGTTGGATATATCGATCTTGAAAAGGGCGAAGTTGTAATTACGAATGTTAAGTTTGACTTAGCAAATCCAATTACACTTAAAGTTCAACCAGATTCATATGACATTGCCCCAATTTATAACCAGTTGATATACATCAAGACTGAGGATGTTAACATTGAAATGCGACTCGATACCATATCGGTAAATGGCTCAAATGGTATTGCCGCGTTTAAAACTTTCAGTCGCCACGAGGATTAATCGACAATGGCATATAGCGAAGACATTAGATTAAATGAACTGATACCTGACTCGATCTTTCCGGCTGCAGAAAATTATGTTGCCTTATTGAAAAAGTATTATGAGTATATGAATCTTGAGGACAACCCTTCAAACCTTATAAATCTTGATACTAACCAACGTGATCTTGAAACTGCAAGCAAGCTATTCTTAAGTAGGATTTACCAAGAGATAGGCGAATCATATTTTCCTAACCCTGATGTTGAGTCAGACACAGCAACAGTATTATCAAACTTAAACGTAATATACCGCGCCAAGGGTTCGTTAGAATCAATAAATGCTTTATTTAGTATTGTTTTTGGCGAGCAAGTAGAATATTGGTTACCTAAGACCTTGCTATTCAAAACGTCTCAAGGCGATTGGCAACAAGATTATTCTGTTACATGCGACATTATTTCAGGCGATGTAATTGATCTTATTGGTGTTTTTGCGACGGTTACTACACAGCTTCCTGGGCAACCAGTTCAAACTTTTGATGTTGAAATAAACCGAATAGAAATACTTGATGATACTAAATGTAGAATATACATTTCAAGATTTAGTGTTAATGCGTTCTATGAAGGATCGGTAATTACTCATAACGATGTTGAATGCCGTTTAACCGCGACTACTAATATAATTCTTAACAGAGTTTCTGATGGAGAAGGCTTCGGCCGCGGCGTATTATACAGCTTAGATTCATTGCCGAGAAATACCGTAAAAGACAATTTAGGTATATACTCTCAAGGTGTTTCTGACCGGTTGGGCAAGTATTTTAATGAGGCGGTGTCTCAAAGGCGGTATCTTGAAGACGGTAACCGAATTGACCGTTATGGAATAGAAGTGGTAACTCGTAATAGTTATACTGATGGGTTAATAATTGAAGATGTAATACGCGATTACGCGACATACCGAACAATAAAGTACGGCAACATTTTAACTAATGTGAGTTATGGTAGTGATGGGTCTAGACGTGTATCAAGAAAAACTGATGATGAAACAAACCCAGCACCTAATGTAAAAATTGATTGGGATGTTATCATTGAAGAAATGATAAAAATTGCTGATGGTGTTACAGGCGGTACCTTTGAAGCGTTCTTTAACGAGGATGTTGGAGGTCGACTTCGTGGTAACATATCTGTGACTGATCCTGTAACCAATACTATAACTTTAGATGATGTTGAAATTCTTGTTAGGCGTTTAATGGGGTTTCCTATTAAAGCAGAACAATTTACGTGGATACAAACTAATATTGAAACTGCTCTATTAGCAATAGCTTATCCTCAGCCTACTCCAAATTCTAATGGTAGTTTAAAAATTCTGCCAATAACATTAAGCGAAACCGGTGGAATCGCAACTGAAAGACTAAGTGTACTTGGCTATGATTATCCAGAAACTTTTGTGTCGGTAATATATCCGGACGAAACCAGTGACCCAGCCATTTACATAATGACTTCGGAGTTTGTTGCTAGGTCGTCTGGTTATTATAATGACGTTACTGGTTTTACTTCTGATAGTTCAAAAATTCAAGATAACGATTTTTACCAAGACTATTCATACGTAATAAAGTCAGGTGTTACCTTTGATCAATTCCGTAACGTGATTTATAAAATGACTCACCCCGCAGGAATGAAGGTATTTAGTGAACAACTAATTAGCCAAACTATTGGGATAACCTCAGACATTGATACGTTACTCGCATTTATTTACAACCGTTTATTTTATGACTTGGCCTTTTCAGTCGATAATTATGACCATTTTGTAATGACTAAACCACGGTTTGATGAAGCCTTTTCAGGGGATGGCATAGATCAGAAAACATTCACAAAGCAATTACAAGATATTGCCGAATCGTTAGAGCATTCTTATGAATATACTTTCACAAAAATTCTCGATGAAACTTTATTACTTGACCAAATTGATGATTCTAAATACATAATGACTAAAGCGTTCATTGATCAGGCTAATGCTAGTAATATAAATAGTTATAACCTAACAAAAGTAATATTAGATATTGCACACGTTGATAGCGAAGGCTTACCTTTACTATTTGAAGTTAGCAAAGGCTTTACTGATAACGTTATCGTTACTGATACCGGCGGCGTATATACATATAGTTTCTATTATGATTACCAAACCGAAGGGCTATACGTTGAGGATGGGCTGAACAGCGATATCCCAGGCATTGGCTATGTAGGACTTACAGCAATAAACCCGTTTAATACTTAGAGGAAAACCAAACATGTTACTTGATGAAAATTTAAAAGCTAGTGGTAAATTAAGAATTACCAAAATTAAAAGTGATGGGACTAAAGAAATCTCATTACATAAAAACCTTGTAGTTGATGTAGGACTTGCATACATTGCTCAGCGTATGGTTAATGCCGGTGGTGTTACTGGCGAAAACAGCGGTCACCTTTTTCCAGCTCAAATGAGTCATATGGGAATTGGTGAAGGCACCGCTGCACCTATCGCAGGTAATACTGCTTTAGGAACTACTACCACTTTAGGTCGTCAACCTTTAACTACCGCAGCGGTTAACGTTGATAACATTACATATGAAGCAACATTTAACCCAGGGCAAGGAACTGGTGCTTTAGTTGAAGCTGGTATATTCAATAGCGCTACAGGCGGTGTTATGTTATGCCGTACGCAATTTCCAATTGTAACTAAAGAAGCCGATGATACTATCATCATCCAGTGGACAGTTTCAATCGCAGCAGCTTAATAAGAGTTAACTATGCCAGCAATAATAAAGTCAAATATTCGCAGTGAAATAGCGAAAACGTTTTACGGTGGTTTACAAGCAAAAACTACCCAATTGTATTTTATGCTTGGCCGTGAGGCTGCATGGGCAAATGACCTATTGCCTCCAGCGCCTTTATCGTCAGGGGCATACGAAGTCGAGACTAGGAGAGACTCAGTAAGGTTTCAATCAGTTTCGTTATCTAATGTTTCTCTGATGGCCGAAAGGGAAAATTGGTTTGCTGGTGTGGTTTATGATATGTATGATACTAGGTCAACAACCGTCGAATTAGCAAATGCAAAAATGTTTGTTTTAACTGAAGACTTTAATATTTACAAATGCATCTTTAATAATTACGGTGCAACCTCTGAAAATATGCCGAGCGGTGTTGGTACAGAGTATGTTGAGCAGGCCGATGGGTATGTTTGGAAATTCATGAAGTCACTATCGAATCTTGAAAGAACTCGATACCTAACTCCCAATTATATGCCAGTATCAGATGTTATAAGTGCCGGTTTTTTTGACGGCGGCATAGAATCAGTTGTTATAGAAAACGGCGGTACTGGATACGATGCAGCTAATACTGAGTTTGACTTAACGTCACAAGATGGTTCAGGCGCAGTTATTGTGCCAATTATTACTAACGGAGTTATAACAGAGTTCGTTGTACAAAACCAAGGATCAGGTTATACTCAAGCATCAATAGTTGTTTCTACTCCAGACGCAAATCAGCCACAAGGAGAAGGCGCAGTCATTACAGCTGTTATTGGTGGTATAAATTTAGAAACCTCTCAAGCTGACGTCGCACTGGCTGCGGTCGATGGCGAGATATCTTCTATCTATATAAATGGAGTTGGCACGAATTATACTTCAGCTTTAACCACCGCAGCTATAATCGGTGATGGTGCAGGTGCAATTATTACACCAATTGTTGAAGATGGTGGTATAACAGGATTCAGCTTTACTAATAGAGGTAGCGGCTATACAAATGCTACCATAGCAATAACCGGTGATGGTGTAGGATTTAATGGCGATGTTATTTTAGCGCCTGAAGGCGGACACGGATCATCGCTTGTTAGAGAATCTTATGCTGATGCTATAGTTGCATTCTTATCAGATATTGACTCAACCATACTTGGCGTGAACACACCTGATCTTGAATACCGACAAGTAGCAATGATAGTTAACCCATTTAAGTATGGCGCGATTACTAATTCTAGATTCAGAGGTGACTCCGGTACTAGTGCTTGGTTAATAACTGACCCTGGGATTACTACAACTGCATATACTGTTGGTGACTACTTAAAATTATCTGGAGGGACTAACGAATTAATGCTAGTTGCGGCGGTTGAAACTGGCAAATTGTTATTACAAATTAAGGACGAATATGTTCCGGCTGAAGACGATGTTTACGATAAAGTTGACGCTAATTCTGTTGTAATAAATAGTTCTATACTAACTGTTCCTGATGCGATAACTCCACCAACGGTTGATAGGTTTTCAGGACAAATGCTGTTTATTGATAATAGAGCGCCGTTCAAGACGTTATTGAACCAAATAGCGAACATAAGAACGCTAATCAAATTTTAATCGAGGAAAGACTGAATGACAATTAATTTCAACACCGACCCATATTATGATGATTATGATGAGTCGAAGAATTTCCATCGAATTCTTTTTCGCCCAGGGTTATCGGTGCAGAACCGTGAACTGATCCAGCTTCAGACAATTTTGCAAAAGCAAATCGAAAGACACGGCTCTCACGTATTCAAGGAAGGTGCAAAAGTTTTTGGTGCGGAATTTACTTATTCAGAAAATCTTGATGCAGTAAAAGTTGAAGACTTATTCGGTGTTGAATATGTAGAAGATTATGCTGAAGAACTTATTGGTAAAACCATTACAGGCGCAACTAGCGGAGTCACCGCAACCATACTTGCTTACACGAAATCTAATAATACTGACCCGTTAAGCTTCTATATTAACTATACTTCAACTGGCACCGACCGCGTTACAACTAAGTTCCAAAATAACGAAGAATTAACTAGTAAAGACGCTGTTTTTAATTATCCAGCGGGATCAGCATTCGCAAAGACTTTAGTAACTGAAACTACCGGTGTTGGTATTGGTGCTTCAATTACTCAAGGTGTTTACTATGTAAAAGGCTACTTTGTATTAGCCGCTCCGCAGTTTCATATAGTTTCAAAATACGATACAGACTTTAGCGGTAAGATTGGTTTAAAGATAGTAGAGAGTATTGTTAGTTCAAGCGAAGACGAATCACTACTTGATAATGCTGGTGGGACTCCTAACTTTGCTGGCCGTGGTGCTGATCGTTATGTCATTGATTTAGTATTATCGGCAGTAAGCCTCACAGATGAGCCAATTGACTTTATTGAAATTGAACGTGTATCGTATGGGCAGGTACTATCAAAGACCCGTACAACGCCTTATAATGAACTTGCTAAAAACCTAGCAAGACGTACATTCGATATTAACGGCAGTTTTGTAATTAATCCATTTAGACTGAAGATTAAAGAAGCTTTAAATAATTACCTTAATAACGGAGTCTATAATTTAGGTGAAACTTCAAATTATGGTAACTTGATAGACAATGATGATTTTGCTGTTGCTCAAATAAGCGAAGGTAAGGCTTATATTGACGGGTATGAAGTAGAATCAATTGGTTCTAAGTTTTTAGATATAGAAAAGCCAAGAGACTTTAGAACTGTTAATAACTCAGCAATCCCAATGGAGGTTGGTAACTATATTCGCGTTACGAATATGGAAGGTCTTCCGGATACGGTTGGAGCTGGTTCTATAATTTCATATCCTGAAATACAATTTTACGATACAGCAAATGCTGTTGACGGTACGCCCAATGGCAATATGATAGGTGTTGGACGTATAAGAAGCATGGAATTTGATAGCGGTGATGAGTCTGCGGTAAATAAGTTACTCGACGATACTGCGGTATATAAGATGTACTTGTTTGATATTAAAATGATGCAAAAGATATCATTTGCTGCCCATGCTACTAATCCTACAATAACTATTGCTCCAGGGTCATTGCTTAGAGGCGCGACCTCAGGCGCAACTGGTTATGTTCACTCTTACTTAGAAACTGGTACAAACCCAGCCACTAACCAAACAGTCATATACTTAACGAGTGTTTCTGGTGTATTTTTAGCTGATGAAAACTTAATATCTAATAGTGCTGATAGTGCTACCGCCTACGAAATACAAATATCTGGTACCACTGACTCAGTCGAAATTGCAGCTATAGAATCGTATTCATTTGATTCCGTAAAACAATTATATTATGATGATCCTGCCGCAGACGGCGAGGTACCTTCTACAGGCGATCTTGTTTTGGAAAATCAATTTGCTCTTTCTGGTACGATCCAAACAGTTCATAACGAAGAAGAAGTTATCGGTTTTAACACAAAGTTTACCACTGAATTGCGCCCGGGCGATGTAATCATTATTGGCGGTGCCGAAAGAATAGTATCAGACGAAGTGGAAATAACTGATACTACGTTATCATTAACTGATACCGCAGGAACTACAGGTACAGCTGTCTCGATACGTAAACGCGCATTCATAAACGATCAAGAAAAGAACTTATCAATACGACAGCTTGCAAAGCCATATATTAAAACTTTAAAGCCGGCCGGCGTTTCTGAAAGTAGTATTACATACCGCAAACAGTTTTACGCAACCGCTAACTCGAGTGGAATATTTACTATAAACGAACCAAGTTCTAAGTTTGCAATAGTTACTAATGATGATTATCAAATAACTATCGTAGAAGGCGGCACAAATCCATATGTCGCTGGTGACATTGTAAATGCTGAATATTTAAAAGGTTTAGGTGGTGGCGTGTCTGGCGAAGGTACAAGTTCTCTTGTAATTACTGCACCACTTGTTTTTAACGACGGAACAAAAGTTAAAATTAATACAACCATTATACGAGATACCGCAACTAGTAAAACAAAAACTGCTGTACGCTCAGCCCAAACTAAAATATTAAATAAGAAAGCGACTAACGGGTTAAAGCCTTATGGCACGTCTGCACACCATGCTGAAATATCATTAGGCGTATCTGACGCTTTCAAACTGCTTGCGGTTTATGATTCTAACTCTCTTACAGCCGATGCTGTTACTCCTACAATGTCGTTTATAAATTCCGAGGGTAATTTCGTTGCAAAGGAAACCATTACTGGTACCGATTCTGGTGCTAGTGCAATCATACTAAATAACTCTTCGCCGTTAAATTATATTTTATTGTCTTCAATAGAGTTTCTCCCTGGAGAGATTATATCTGGTGCAACTGGAAGCGCTACGGCCGGAACGCTAATCGCCGGTTCTAAAGTTATAACATCTAGGTATTTACTTGATACCGGACAACGTGATAACTATTACGATATATCTAAAATTGTTTTAAAGCAAAGAGCACCTAAACCTGCAGGACGGCTCCTTGCTATATACGATCACTTTGATCATGGCACTGGTTTATATTTTGATGTTGACTCATATGCATCTGTTGATTATGCAGAAATACCGTACTATTCGTCAACTCGTATCGATCCTGACGCAACTAATACGACAGGTGTATTTGACTTAAGGACTGCCATTGATTTCCGTCCAAGAGTTGCTAATACTGGAACAGTAACAGGCGATGTTAGAACGGTTAATGAAAATTCTTTTGACTTTTCATCAAGAGTTTATAGCGGCCCTGGGTCATCTGCTACGCCGATTCCTAAAGATAACTCATTATTTGATTACGGGTTTGAATATTACTTAGGTCGTTCTGATACAATTTGGTTAACAACTCAAGGTGAATGGGTAACGGTAAAAGGCGAACCTTCAGAAAGTCCAGTATTGCCTGAAGAAATTGCTAACGCAATGAAGATCGCCGATATATTCATGTCTCCTTATGTTCTTAATGTTGATGATATTGAGGTTGAAATTAAATTACAGAAACGTTATAGAATGGAAGATATTGATAAGATAACGCAGCGAGTCGATAATATCGAATATCATACGTCGTTATCATTACTCGAAAGTAGTGTTGAGTCTCTACAAGTTAAAGATAGCAATGGTTTAGACCGATTTAAGTCAGGTTTCTTAGTTGACAATTTTGGTGGTCATAAGACAGGCGATGCTGCGCATCAGGATTACCGTTGTGCAATTGATATGACTAACGGTATTCTTCGTCCTAAGTACAATACGAAAAACATTGAATTGATTGAAAAGACTACAACGACTCCGGGGTATGTTGTCAACGATAACATAGCAACTATTGCGTATGTACATCTTTCGTCTATTGAACAGCCTTTCGCAACTAGAATAGAAAGTCTAACACCGGTATTAACGTCGTCTTGGATTGGTAGTATTGCACTTACTCCTTCGGCTGACTCATGGTTTGAAAATAAGCAAGCTCCAGATATAACTAAAAACATTGAAGGAAACTACAACGCAGTATTAACTACTAATAAAAATTCTTTAGGTACGGTGTGGGGAGCAGCGCAAACTTCATGGACAGGTGTTGTTAGTGAAAGATTGCTATCATCTAGGAGAAGCAGCCGACTTGATTCGATATCTAGCGTTGGCAATCAAATTACGGCAACGTCATCAGTACGAACAACTTCAAGATTCCTTCAAACTAGCTCGTCGTTAAATACGCAGCAAGGGATACGTTCATCCTTAGTTGAAAGAGTTGATACAAGACTTGAAGGCAATCGTACAATAGCAAACGATATTATACCGTTCATGCGTAAAAAGGAAATTACATTTAGCGGCAGCGGGTTTAAACCGTTCACTAGAGTTTATCCTTTCTTCGATAATATCAACGTTTCTAGGTTTGTTACTCCAGCCGGCGGAAGCGTTGTTGGTACTAAAGTCGAATTAAGTAATATTGTCGAGGCTGGATCTTGGACTACTATTTCAAGAATCCAACTTGCTGGGTTTTGGTCACAAAACCGCACGACCGCTAATACTATATTCAGCGTACAAACTTCACCTGATAATATTAATTGGTCATTAGCTAATAGCGCAACGTTTGGTTCTGCAACAGAAGCCAATGTTAATACGCCAAATTTAACGCTTTCACCGAATAGTGTTAATGGAGAGTTATACATCCGTATTTGGTTTAATAACCCTGATTTTATGGCGTTTAATCAATTTGTAGTGTACGATCAAGCCGGTGTCGCAATCCCAAGTTCGCGTATAGAACTCCACAACCATCTTGGTTGGTTCAATGCTCAAAATTCGGTTAAGACAGCAGGTTATGCAGTGAGTAATTGGAGAAAAATTAGAACTGCTAACATGACGTTTAAAATTATAGATGGTCCTAAGACTACTATACCGTCAGGCGGCAAACTGCAAACTTTTAATAATGATTCTCTCGATGCAACTGCTTTAGTGACGGACGCGACTGGTACGGTAAGTGGTATCTTTACTATACCGGATCCAAACATTATTGGTAATCCTAAGTTTAGGACTGGTGATAGAACGTTAAGATTAACATCAAGCTCTACAAACGGCGAGGCAGGTATTACTACTGCAGGTGAAACTGAATTTACTTCAAAAGGTATTCTAAAAACAAAACAACGTACGTTTGTTGCAACACGTAACGCTACAGTTAAACGTGAAAGCGTTAATCGTAGCTTTATTTCAAATGTTTCTAGAGTAACTAGTCGTACAACTACTCCAGTTACTACAACGAGAACTTTCACACGAACTTGGGGCGATCCTTTAGCACAGTCATTCCAAATCACGACTGAAGGCGGCGAGTTTTTAACAAAGGTTGATGTATTCTTTGAAAGCAAAGATAATTTCATTCCGGCGCGATGTGAATTACGCGAAATGGAAAATGGTCTACCAACATCACGGATAATTCCGAATAGCGGTGTTTCGTTAGATCCTGAGTATATTAACGTTTCATCGGGTGGTACTGTTGCAACTACGTTTGAATTCTCTGCTCCAATATATGTTAAAGAAGGTATTGAATTAGCATTGGTATTGTTATCTGATTCTGAAAATTATCGGGTGTTCATATCTAAGTTAGGCGAATTAAACCTTGCCGATCAGGCTGTAGTATCACGTCAACCGTACTTAGGGGTATTATTCAAATCTCAAAACTCGGCTACATGGACTGCGTATGATAATGAAGATCTGAAGTTTACCATATATCGTGCTAAATTCGATATAGGATCAACTACATTAAGTTTGCGAAATGCTAATATCGGATTAGAAACATTAATTCAAGATCCTATTGAAATGTTTGAAGGTTCTAATCAAATTGAAGTATTCCACGACGACCATCAAATGCATCAAGATGATAACGCAGTTGAAATCCGAAATGCTACATCTGGAATATACAGCGCACTGACTACAGTTTTAGCATCAGGCGGCTCAACGTTCGGTTTCAATGCAACGCCTGGGATGAGTACTACCGGAAACGTTATGTTTAAACTTTATCGCGATGTTACAGGTTTGGATATTAATCCTGATAAGGTTGATAGCGAAAATCGTCAAGGCGAAATTATAACTGCTGATATTTCTGAAGCTGGTGGCATTATTACCGCAACTAACTTGACGCGTAATATTGATACTTTGCAGGATGCTGCAATTGATTTTGCTATTGGCGATGTAATTGAATTATACGTGTTTAATGGCGTTAATATGAACCAAATTAATAAAGTTCATCCGGCATTACATACATATAATATGGATTCTTATGTAATTGAATTGACTGAAGGTACCGCAACAGAAGCCACTCAGTTTGGTGGCAATAAGGTCCAATCTTCACATAACGCCTTGGTAAATTCATATCAAATAATGGTGCCAACTGTTGTACATAATAATACTCAATTAAGTACACAACTTAACTTAGTCACAGGTACTTCGTTTAGTGGAAACGAAACATCATTTGGTACATCAATATCTGACTTAACTAATACCGTTGATATGATATCTCTAAGTAATGCGGGTATGATTGCTAGTCAAGCTAATGAGGTTGCTAAGTTGGGAAGCAATGAATCCGCGAGAATCGACTTCATAATGACAACTAATGTCGATAACCTTTCACCGGTTGTTGACTTGGAACGAGCTTCAATAAGCACATTTGCGAATAGATTAGAATCAATAAGTAACGAACTTGGTGTGTATCCTAGTTCAACTTATGTTGCGCCAACTGAGCCTGAAGGCGATAGTGGAGAATCAATTTATATCACTAAACGGGTACAGCTTGAAAATCCTGCTTCAGCTTTGAAAGTATATCTTGATGCAGCCTTATTGAATAACGCAGATATACAGGTAATGTATAAAATATTGCGTTCAGATGATTCGGTTGAATTTGATGAAATTGGCTGGGTATATTTTAATGGCGATGGTTCTCCTGATGACGTTGTTAACCCATCTTCAAATGTTGAGGAGTTCAAGGAATACGCATTTGGTGCTGATACATTACCTGAATTTATTGGGTTCTCTGTTAAGATAAGAATGACTGGTACTAACAGTTCAACACCGCCATTAATTAAACGGCTTAGAGCTTTAGCCTTAGCCATATAATTATTGATAACATTGGGGTCTCGTAAGGGATCCCAATATTCTAAACTGCTGTGGAAAATTCTAATGAAAAGTTTTAAACAATTTATTGAAGAAAAAGATAGCCGTCTTGATAAGGCAGGCGTTAAAGGTTTTAATAAGCCAAAGCGTACTCCAAGCCACCCAACAAAAAGCCATGTTGTAGTTGCTAAGGAAGGCGATAAGATTAAGACTATTCGCTTTGGTGAACAGGGTGCTTCTACTGCAGGCGATCCTAAGAAAGGCGAGTCTGATAAAATGAAAGCCAAACGCAAATCATTTAAAGCACGGCATGGTAAGAATATTGCTAAAGGTAAAATGAGCGGTGCCTATTGGGCCAATAAAGAAAAGTGGTAATTGCGTTTATAAATACTAACAGTATTACAAATAAAGGATAAGTTAAATGAAAAGTTTTAGCGCATACCTCAAAGAAAATTATAAAGCAGCCATTGAAGAAGGTAAAATGAAAGAGTTTCATGATATGGTTGCTAAAGGCATGACTCCAGCTCAAATTGCTAAGAAAATTGATATGCCAGTTAAAGTTGTTGCTGAGTTTATGAAAGACATGCAGAAAGAATCTAACTCAGTTGAAGAAGGCGGGCTATGGGATAACATTCATGCTAAGCGCAAAAGAATCAAGAAAGGTTCTGACGAAAAGATGAGAAAGCCAGGGTCAAAAGGTGCACCGACAGATCAAGCCTTTAAAGATGCTCAAGAAGAAGAAACCACTTCTTACAAGAAAAAACGCTAAAGTGACTAACGCAAGTGTGGGCGCACATAAAGATCTTGTAAGGGATCCTAATTCACACGCAATTATTAATACTAATAAGAAAGCATATCAAGAAGCAATGGATGCCCATAGGCTGGCAAAGTCAAAAGACGAACGCATACAGAAACTTGAAGATAACGTTTCTGACATGGATAACAAACTTTCAAAAATACACGATATGTTGATTGCGCTCACTAATAATTAATATAAATAAAACATAATTCTGTCGAAACTCATTACAAAGGTAAATTCAAGAAATGGCAACTTTAACGCTTAGAAGTACAAAAGGAGCTCCTTTGACCTTCGCTGAATTGGATAGTAACTTTACTGATCTAAATAGTGAAGCAGTCAAAAACCTTACATACGTCGCACCAAACTTGGTCATTACTCAAGGCGACGATACGTCACTAAGTGTTAACATTCGTGACATCGTTACTTATTCAAGTCTTAATGCCAATGGCGATGTTGGTACAGGGTCAACCCAAGTTGCTCGCGGTAATCA